CCACACCTGCTCGAAGACAACAAAGACATCGAAAAGGAGTGGCCCTCGGTTTTTACTTTTAAATGTGAATACTCCGGTCTCCACATGTGGGATGAGGAAACACTCTTCCGTGCAAACCAAGGGCGACGTAGGGCGTACGAGTACGGTACCCTCCCTCTACCACAGCTTACTGACCTGGCAGCAAGAAAGGTAGTCGTACTACGAGCTACTCCTGCTCTCGCCCAATATCTTACTGGCTCTTCGGTTCGAGAGTACACTCCAGGCACAATGCAACCTGGTATCTACTGTTCTATCGATGACATCGTTGAAGAACACGTCCTTGCAATCGACATATCCTTCTACGCAGCGTACCAGTTCTTCCTCCACTGCGGTTCAAAAAGATCACTTGCGAAAAAGACCGCTATGGAATTGACTAACCGACGTTCATACCGTAAACAGGCATATGCAAAGTTTGGCCTCACAAACTTGACAGCTCCTTCTTTACATACTAAGCCTAGGAAATACGGTTACAAGCAACAGAAGATTCTGAGCAAAGCGAAGTCTGCCGTCCCCTCTTCATATACTGATGACCAAACCGTTGTCCGAGCTAAGAGGACAGATATGCTAAAGATTGACCGTGCCCTCGACCCTTTAAGGGTTGCTGCGCATATACATGACAACGTAGTCCAAAACATGTTGGCTAGTGCACGCCAAAGGATACTCGGTGGCGTCCACTCAATCGAAGATCTCGAGTTACTCTACCCCTTCAAGGATGAAGAGTTGCTAGTCCGAACACGTGTAAAATGGCCGCAATTGTATGACCTACTTGAGCAAGTTCGAGCACAGTACGGCGACCACGCTCTCGACCTGCTTATTTCAGGTACTTCAGGAGGTGGCCTGCAACACGTCGCAGGATGGACATTATATTGCCTTGCATCCTACAACCGGGCAGTGATCACACTGACCCTGTGCCAGGCCGGGATACTAGGTAACGGGATCAAGAAAGCAACCAAGCTACTCAAAGCGCTCCACAACCTAACTCGAAGGACACAAGAACTCCCTGACGCATTCAAGAGGTTAGAAATCCCCACATGTATCCGGAAAGACGAAAACCTGACTCTCCTCGGCCAGGCGGATTTAGAAGTCTACGACCTTATGTACCTGCATTTGCTCTCCGGTCGTGCACAAGATGAACTTCTCGGTAATGACGGATATGTTGAAAAACGTGATAAAGAGCCAAAACCTCATATGCTTACATCTCCAATGGAACGTAACGTTAGAACGCAGAACGAATATTGGAAGAAAGGTATCCAGCGTGCTTTCACACACATCCAGCATCAAGTCCAGATTGCATTAGCCAAACGTGCAAATGTCACCCCTCGTGAGTTGCAGGCTAATACTATCGCTCTCGCCCCAAGAGGATCGATTGGAACAGGAAAACAAGATTTTTCCGACATCGATATCCCAACCCAGAACTTGAATAAGAGAATCTGGTTAAATATCCAACCTGTAAAGTTCTTTTGGGAGGTGCTTAAGAAACCGGCAAGTATGCTATCGAATGCGCAAATCAAAACAGAATTAGGTATTCGTTTACGTCAGATCATCCCCGGACAGATTCATCATTGGTTTATCGAATCACAAGTTATGTTCTATTTGGAACGCGCGATTTACCGTTCTTCGCCTGAATTTTCACTTGAGTCGAGCAGAGGTGCAGTTCTCGCTGACCACGAAGAAACTCGACTACGGACGACGAGGGGACAAGTCACTGTAGCCTCTGATTACGCCGATTTTAACTATCTACATTCAATCAGTGATATGAAATCGTTCTGGATTGATATCTTTAAGAAGTCTGCAGACGCACTTTCTGCCCCTGGACCATGGGATGGAGTTAACTTTGCCGGACATGTCTCACGCTGTTCGTCATGGTTGGCCTCTTCGCTTGACAGGATGTTTGTTCGTGAAGTTGGTTCAGACGGAGTATTTCGCCGAGTCTTACAAGGCCTCTGGTCCGGCTGGAGAACCACATCAGCAATAAACAACACTATGAATATTGCATACTCGACCGGGCTACGCATGCAGTACGAAGATGCGATGGGATACGATCCAGTTCTCAAAAATCGGGCGAATGGAGACGACGGTAACATGAAATTCCGGACAAGAGCAGACGGACTATTCTACCTCAGGCACATGACGTTAGCAAACTTGGACGTCCAAGCTTCAAAACAGCTAGTCTCATCAACTTGTGCTGAGTACTTACGTATCTGGTACCAAGACGGTAAAATCCGTGGTTCCCTAGTAAGATCGCTCGGTTCATTTGTTTCCTCTGACCTCCAGTCTCCATTAATCCAAAGTGGTTATGAATATGTTGCAGGAACATCTGATGCCGTCGACTTATTGATTAGACGTGGATTTGATATCTTAGCAGCTGAGAACGTTCGAAGGTGTATTTGTTACAGTTACGCTATAGCGAAGTATACCGACCTTGAAGATGTACAACACGAGGTAAAATTAAACGACCCTCAGAAGCTGTACATCCCACGTTCTGAAGGCGGTTTCGGTCTCCGGTCGTACTGGAATGATAACAGAGTCCGCGCTTCATCGCCTAAAGAATGGCCGGATAGCCGTGTTTTATGGGAAGCAGATTCAATAACCCACCACGGCGCGAAGGCGATGTACACGGAAATATGGGAACGTTTTACCCGTATGAACATATCTACAGCACCACTATCGCGGATCTACGATGATATTGTTTCAGCAATGGTCATCGGTGTTGACACCCATTTGAATCGCCCTGCTTTAAACCTCGTTGCAGCGATGAACGCCAAACACATGATTTGGCTGAACGGGATTAAAGCTATCAAGCTCGAACCTGAAACTGATTGTCCTTCTTTCGAAGAACATAACACTACTAAAGCTTTTGACCAATATATACGAGATTCTACTATTCTCGTTAAACCCACTGAGGTTCCAAACATCAGTGAGGAGAAAGGTCGAGAGATTGCACGAGCTTTAGGGTTAGCATCTATCGCCCCAGCACTACTAGCTGAAATACGCGACGTTGAGACTGGGCAGAAACTGAGTATCTATGAGATACTCAAACGTGCCAGCAGAAGAGACAACATCGAACTGCAAAGCGCACCCCTTGGTCGTTTAAACCTCTTTTACCCTAAGAGAGTGGTAGATATTTGCCTCAAATCGGCATATGATCTACCAATCGACCTTGCACAGACGATCCCGGCTGATTATTTGATTGCAGGCCATTATGCAATCGGTATAGCTCTAAAAAGGCAGTTCCAAGAAACGGGGGATTGGAACGAGGATGTAAAACAAATCGATGCTATCGTTGCTAATGCATCAAGGGACCTGAGAAGACACTGGGCACACAACTACCAGGGTCAATATCAACTTTAACTGACAAAATAGAGTCCGAGTCAGCGGCCGCAGTAACATACATATACACACATACACCGTGAAGGTTATCACCTACATGTTTGCAGTACAGGTTGGAAGCCTACCTGCAGTAATAGATAACACGGGTGTGACACAACGAACATAGACCGACTTCCACATATGTTCACTATACAACGTATAGTTTGTAT